ACTCGCGGTGACCTCGGCGACCTTGGTGCTGGCGATGATCTTCTCGCCGCCGACGATCTCGATGATCCGGCCGCGCTTCAGGTGGATCTTGTCCCCTTCATCGGTGTAGAGAGCCACCTCGCCATTTTCCAGGGCAAGCCGGTAGCGGCGGTCGTCCGAGGCGCAGGCCACGAAGTGCCCCCCCTCCCGGATGATGATCAGCTCCGCCCCCTCCAGCGGCCGTGAACTGAAGCCGTAGTGCTGGAAGTACTCCCGGTTGTCGATGGTCTCCCCTCCCCTTCCGTAGGCGGAAAAGCGTTTAATGACCCCTTCAATGACGCTTCTGACAATCCCCCTGATCATGGCGCCACCACCAAGCCCGGAGGCCCGAGTTTGATATCGGTCCAGCTCCCCTCTTTGGTTTTGCGGAAGCGCCGGCTGGTGATGAGCAGGGTGCGGTTCACATTCAGCACCTCGTCCGTCACGGTGCAAAGCTTGTTAATGCCCCAGTTCACGCCGTTCTGGCTGTGCAGCGGTGCGACATAGGACAGGCTATAGCCATCATGGCGCTGTTTCTCCAGCAGCATGCGGCCGTGCAGCTCCGGGGTCTGGCTGTCGTTGTTAAGCGTGACCACCAGCGGTTTGTAGAAGGGGAAGTCCGGATCGTTGACGACTTTCTTCACGTTGACCTTCGTCGGGTCGCTGCCGAATTCGTCATGCCCCTGCACCTGGGAGACGACCGTGATCTTCGAATAGCGCCGGGAGATGTCGTCTATCTCCTCGCCGCTCTCGACGTTGTTCAGCTTCCCATCCCGGCGCACGTTGATGAAGAAGTCCGGCTCGCCGGTAATCCTGGGGCGACCGAAAATCAGGGTCCCGTCCGGCAGGGCGAACGGCATCAGACCACGGCTGGCTGCGTAGACGGCCAGGACCTCGAACACCGTCATGCCCGGCTCGATCTGACTGAGCTTTTGGGGAGCGTCCTTGAAGGTCGTCAGCGGGCTGTCAGCGGTCTTCTTCTTTCCCTTCCCCTTTCCCACCACGTCAGCCTGGTACTGGATGGCGGAGCGCTGTATCCAGGGGATCGACCGAATCAGCATCTCGGCCAGCTCGCTCACCTTCTTGCCCTGAATCGTCACGAACTGCTCGGCGTAGCTGTCGACCAGGAGCCCCATCAGGTCGCGCCCCTCGACGCTCAAGGTCGTGCCGCTTTTGCTGTGCTTCCTGGACGTCTTGTCGATGATGCCGGTCAGCTCCAGTTCCTTGTTGACGAACAGCTTGCACTGCATCCCGGCCTTGACCGGCGCCTCGGGGTTGGTGAGCTCCAGGGTGAACCTGTCAGCGGCCTGGTACAGATCCGCCTCGATGTCGTAGCTCTCGAAGTTCCCAATCCGGTGAAGCCCACTCTTCTGGTCGCCGATCTGGAGGCTTATGGTATCGCTCATAGCGTCACCCCCGCCGGGTTCATGTAGATCTGCAGCGAGCCCCCGGCGAAGTTGGGCCGGGGTATTCTGTTGATGGCCACGAGTCGCTCTGCGTAGTGGTAATCGAGGCCGTAGCGAAGGCAGACGATATGCAGCGGCATGGGGTTGTCTAGGGTGACGGTGATGATCTTCTCACGCTCCAACTTGATGATGTTGACGTGGTCCAGAAGGATGCGGGCCATCGCCTTCAGCGCAGTGATGTTGCGGCCACCCTCGCTATCGATGGCTTCCTGCAGCATGTCGCGGCTAATGAGTATGGACGCCTCCAGCTCGTTGACGGTGTAGACCGGCTCAGCCGAACGCTTTCTGTTTTTCCAGCCGGCGCAGCACCTGGCGCTGCTTTTCATCGGTCGCGTAATACTGGGCCACCGCGTGCGCGCCCTGGGTAGCGACGGCCGCCCGGATGCGGGCCTTCATCCGCGGCGAGAACGCAAACTGCGAGATGAGGTTATCGACAGCGCTCCGCAGGTTTCGCAAGAACCTGCTGGGGGCGGTGGTGGCGGTCTTGTACAGCGTGACGTAGCGGTCGACCATCCTGGCTATCGAACCGATGACGCGGCCGGGAAGCTTGGTGCCGTAGCTGATGGTGGAGATCAGGCTGTTCACTGGCTGGGTCACATCGTTCAGCGCCCCCTCGAAGGCGGCCACGGCAGCGTCGACCTGTTTTATCCAGGCTCGGGCCTTCTGGCTCACCCCGCTGAACTGCTCCAGGATGTCCTGCTCCGGGTCCAGTTCCTGGCTGGTGATCTCCGTCGCCTCGGCTCCCAGTTCATCCTGGGCTTCGTCCTCTAACTGCTCCATCTGCTCATCCTGTGCGTCGATCACAGCCTGATCGGCTGCGGCCTCGACGTCCTCATTCTCGCGCTCGTACAGGTCCTGGCGCAGCTGCTCGACGAAGGTGATGTCGACCTCGGCGGTCAGCTCGCGGTCATCGGCCCTGACGCTCACCCGCTCGATCATCCCTGACATGGAGCCGTACATCGGGTGTACCAGGTCGACCAGCGCCTTGTTTTTTAGATGCTTGACCAGCTCGATGTGGTCGTTGTAGGTGAGGTGGCTGCCATCGTCCCAGAAGTAGCAGCGGATGTTCACGGTGCGGGCCTTCTGCCCCATGTTCTCCAGCAGCGCGCCGTCCCTGTAGGGGATTTCGTGCCGGGAGATGGCGACCTCGAATTGATCGTCCAGGGTCTCGATCTCCAGATCGATCCCGTCTATGGCAGCGCTGAACAAGGTCATTACCAGGCCCTCGTGGTGGCCAGGGCATCCCATATGCTGCCCCGGTTGCTCTTGACGTCGGTGCGGGTGTTCATGTCGCTGACCTTGGTGAAGGCCCGGCCGAGTTCGTCGAAGTGCACGTCGATCTTGATTTCATTCTTGGGCTGCTGCTGGCGGCCGCCTATCCCCATCACCTCGTACTCGCGGGAGCTGCGCAACACAGTTTCAGCCCCCCAGCCGTTTTCCTTGGCCCTGTCACCTACATATGCGGAGACAAACGGCGCGGCTGCGACGGCGACCGGCAAGGCATAGGGGGCAGTCGCAGCCGCGAAAGCGACACCTTTCCCAAACGCTTTACCCATTCGGCCTGAGCCGAAAACCTTCGGGTTCGATGGTAGGTCTGGAACCCCTCCCGGCATGTTTCCTCCAGGCCAGTTAGTGACGAAGACCGGCGTGACACCAGCCGCGAGCTGCAATGCCTTGCCTTCAGCCACGCCGATAGCGGTCGAGCCCGACATGCTCCCGAGTTTCTTCTTCGCCCATTCGCCCAAAAGCTTGTTGCTACCCCGAGCAGCCAGATACGCGCCTCCAAGGATCGCGGCCGTTCCCCCGGCAATCTCCTTGCCGGACAGCTCCATGCCGCCGTTCTCCTTCTTGTCCAGCATGAAGGAGATCCAAGCCGCCAGCGCCTCATTGATCGGTTTGGCGAAGTCGTCTGCAGCCTCGCGCATGGTGTTCTTCAGGCGGCCGCTCGCGTCGATCAGGTTGCGGGTCGCCTCCTTGACGTCGCGCTTCAGCGTGCCGCCAGCCCCCTCGATCAGCCCCGCCATCCTGCCCACCTCGGGCAGGTTGTTCGACTGCAGCAGGGTCTTGATCCCCTTGATGGTGTCCAGGTCAGCCTTGCCGAATGCCGCCTGGACGAAGCTGTCGCGCTGGAGGTCGGTTTTCAGCGTGTCGTATCTCTTCTTGATTTCCTTCAGGACGTCGAGCGGATCGCGGCGCTTGCCCTTGTCGGAGTAGAACTTGATGCCGGTGCCCTTCTGGGCGGAGGCCATGTAGTTCATGTTGGTGAAGGTGCGCAAGGTGCTGTCGGCCAAGGTGGCCAGACGCTCCGGGTTACGCTCCACCTTCGACAGGGCCTCGATGAAGCCCAGCGTCTTATCGAAGCTCATCCCCGCCGACTGCGCGTTGACGCCGATGCGGGCGAAGATCCCGGAGAGGTTCTCAAGCTCGGCGTTCCCCAACCTGCCGGCGACGGTCATCTTGTCCAAGAGCTCCAGCGCCTGGCCCGGCTTGGCCAGGTCGAACTGAAACGCCTGGGCCGCCACCGTGAGCCCGGCGGAGAGGGTCTCGGCCTTCGCGCCGGTGACGGCCATGGCGATGTTCACGCCGTCGAGGGTGCTTTTAGCCTCGCCCATGTTGAGGCCGGACTGCACCAGGGCGTTGAAGCCGTTCTTCAGGCTCTCGACGTCCTGGCCGCTCTCCTTACCCATGCGGAAGAGGTCAGAGCGCAGCAGCGCAATTTGGCCGGCGCTCTCGCCCGCCGTCTGGCCGATCTGGGTCAGATCCTTGTCGAGCTGGGCCGATACGCGCATTTGCTGGAGCGCACCGATGGAGATGCCGAGTCCGGCGAGCTTCCCCTCGATGCCGCCCAGCGCCCCCTTCAGGGAGCTGAGCTCCCGCTTGGCCCCCTGGGTGAAGCGGGAGACGGCCGTACCCGACTCGCCCATCTCGCGCTTGAGACCGCTGGCATTCGCCAGTATTTGCAGGAACAGCTTCATGTCAGCCATTGCGCTTCTTCCTTACCTTCTGCTTCTTCGGTTTCGGGTCGACGATGTCCTGGTAGTTCAAGAGGAGGCTGTCACCCTCGGCCAGAGGCATATCGAGCACCTCGGCCCAGGGAACGCCCAGCTTCAGCAGGGCCAGCTGCTGCTTACGTTGTGGGGAACTGAGCGTTTCGAAACTCGCTCCTCCGTTGGTCCAGAGTCATGATCGCGTTGGCCACGGCGTCGCCGTCCTCGCCCTCCAGGTCGAGCACCATGTCCGGCGTGAGCTTTGCGATGCCGGCAACAGCGATCCGCTTGGAGATGACGGCCGCGTCGTAATAGGCCGGATCGTTGAGGAGATCCTTGTTGATGGTCGGATCGTTGGCCAGCTCCAGGGTGTGGCGGAAGGTGCGCTCCTTCAGCACGAAGTCGCGGCAGAATTCGCCCTGGTCGTTCTTGATGCCGTAGGGGAAGGTCCCGGTCTGATCCATGGGTTACTCCTCCGTCCTGGTACCGGCGGCGAACTCGATGGTCTTCACCACCTCCTTGTCGCCGTCGAACTTGGCCTCACCGATGGAGAGGCAAGCTACCTCGCCGAAGCTGATACGACGGCCGTTCTCGTAGTCGATGGTAACGGTGCCGTCCTCGACCCCTTCGAAGTCGAACTCGGGCTTGTCGGCCGGTACCACGTAGTCGACGCTGAAGAGGTGACGGCCCTTGACCTTCAGGGTGCCAGTCGTGTTCATCAGGTTGACGGTCTTCTTGAAGACGCGCTCCTTCTCGGTGAAGGCGTTGAAGTCTTCCAGCTTCTCGCTGTTGATCTCCAGGGTTATTGAAGCGATGTATCCTTCCATTTAAGTCTCCTTGAAGGCGGATTAAAGAATCAGGTCGATGCGGCCGGCTGTGACGTGCAGGCCGTTCACCACGTCGGCCGGGATGCGGATGTTGACCCTGTTGGGGTCCTGCTCATCCCGCTCCACAGTCACGCCGGAGCGGTTGGCCGCCACGTTCTCCCATATCTCCAGGCGCTCCAGGCGGTTCATCACGTCGAGCACCTCGGTACGGATGCGGGCCGGGGTTTTGGCAGAGAGCTTCGCCCTGGGGAAGCGCAGCAGCAGGCGCTCCCGAACCGCGCGGCGGCCGTAATCCAGGGAGTCGATGGTGGTGACATCGAGGAGGCTTATATCCGGCACCCCGGCCAGGTTCTCGACATAGGTGGTGATGGCCCGCACGATCTGCACCTGCTGGCCCGGTCCGACCTGCAGCGGTGCCACGCCGTTGGCCAGGGCGCTCTCCTGTTCCTGGCGGGTCAGGCGCTGGGCCTCCGCCGGTGCCGCGATCCCCTTCAAGGGGAGGTAGTTCAGCGGGCGAGCCGGGTCCGACTCGGAGGCTCGTACTGCGGCGAAAGCGGCAGCGATCTCATAGGACGGCGAGCGGGTACCGCGCAGCAGAGGCCCCACGATGCGGCCGCTGTTGATGCCGGTAGCCAGGGTGATGGCGCTGGCCAGGCTGGTGTCGATGGCGTAGTAGCCCACACCGGGGCGCTGCTCGATGGCGCCGGAGACGGCGTCGAGGTGATCGCGCAGGGTGGCCAGGCTGGTGGCGTCGTTGTAGGGGGTGACGACCAGGCTGTACTGGCTGGCGTACACCTTGTCCAGGGCGTCCTGGATGTCCGGGTCGATGGTGCCGCCGGCCATGGCCACTACGGCGACGGTGCTGCCGATGCCGGGGGTGATGGTGGCCTCCAGGTCGAGCTGGTTGGCAACCGTTCCCTTGTTCCTGGCGGTGAGAGTCACCACGCCCAGGGCGGCGGCCGCCGTCACCGGGAGGTCGGCCAGGTTGTTCACGGCAGCGGCCAGGGCGGTGGCGATATCGGCGACTGCGGCGCCATTGGCCACGGCCACCTCGATCTTCTCATTGCCGATGTAGAGAGAGAGGACACCGGAGCCGGTCGCGGCGTTGGCGATGGTGATGGTGCCGGTGGCTGCCGCCCCTGCCCCGTCATCGAGAGCGCAGACGGTGAGGTCCAGGTAAGGGTTCGCGCGAAGGGCCGTCATCACCATGCGGTGCACCAGCGAGCCGCGACCGAAGTAGGTTGCCGCGTCGGCGCTGCTGTAGACGCGGGTGGGAAGGAGCGCAGCCACGGTGCCGGCGGCGAGGCGCTGGGCAACGATCAGGGTCGGCTGCACGTTGGCGGGGAGCGAGCTGACGGCCAGAGTCGTGTTGAACTCGAAGTAGGCGCCGGGCTTGCGGATCGTGCTGGGGATGCTGTCGAACATTATGCCTTACCTCCGGTTTTCTTTTCCGGCTCCGGGACGATGGACAGGGAGCCGTCGTCAATGAGGCGGCGGTAGTAGGTGCTGTCGGTTACCGGCGTCCCCTTCTCCGAGTCGGTGATGTGGCGGCGGGGATTGTCCTCGGAAGGGCAGATCTCGCCAGGCTTGGTCTTTACCAGGATCTGGGCCATTGGGTTAAATCTCCATTAAACGGTGGTGGTCAGGGTCTCCGATGCGTCAGCGGTGTCGTCGCCGGGCTTGAGCATGTAGGTCAGGCTCATGGTTATCAGGTCGTTCACCTCTTCCTCTTCCTGTTTCTTTATGTAGAAGGCGGTGCTGAACTCGATCAGGTACTCGATCACCCCGCCGTTGTATTTCTCCTCGGTGGTCACGTCCCTGAAGCGCTTGGGCTGAAGCTCCTTTATGTCCAGGTCGAGCTTCTGACCGATCAAAAGCCCGATGATTCCCTTGCACAGCGGATTGATACCTTTGCGGCGAGCTTCCTCGCTGTTCATGTTTTTGAACTTGACCAGGACGCTGACAGTAACGTCTTGGCGCCAGGACCCGGCAACCTTCTCGAAGGTCCCCTCCAGGACGGCGACAGCCACCGCGTGGGAAGTCAGAAGTTGCTTGGTGTCTTTCTGGTTTGCACCGGTCTTCAGCTCGGCGATCCGGGAGGTTATCCGGTCCAGGACGGCTTCCTCGATGGCGGTGATCATCTAGAGCCCCCTCATCTTGTCGCGGCTGAAGAGCCGGGGGCTGCTGGTGATCACCGGGCTCTGCTGGGGTTGAACCGGGGCGGTTGCGGCCACCTCGCCCAGCTTGACCATGCCCCTGGAGATGTCCTTCAGGAGCGCGACCCCGTTGTTCCTGTTTGCATCCCGGACCTCCGGCATCACTTCGACGCGCCTGGCGTACAGGTGGTAGATGGCCAGGTCGACGGAGATCTTCTTGATCACGGCGGGAACGACCGCAAACGGCACGGTGTACTTGGTGCTGCAGTAGCCGTCTATCTCGCTGTCGGCTTCGGTGATGGCCGCGTCGACCTTGACCTGGTCGATCTCGCCGAGACCGTCATCGTCGGTCAGCTGCAGGAGCGTCTCCTCCGGGAGCTTGGCCTTTATGTCATCGAGCGTGCTGTACATCTGGTACCTCGTGAGTTGTTTAAAAAGGGTGCGGGGCTGCCCCCGCACCTTTGCGCTTCAGCTAATCGGCCCGGCTATGCCGGTGCCAGTTCCGCCCTTCTCTTCGCTATGGCATCCAGCACGCCTTTGCGATCCTCTCCTTCTGCCAGCGCATCGAGCGCCTCGATGGTTGCGGCGGCCTGCACCTGGGCGACACTGGTGGGCACGTTGGGCCTGGTGTCCTTCGGGGCGGCCTCTACGATCAGTTCCACGACCAGCATGGGCTCGGCCTGAAGTACCGCCAGCTCCTGTTTGCTGAAGCGGTCGTCAGGGTATTGGGTGGGGGTGGCCGAGTGCGCGATGCCACCGCGCCTGAAGCCGTCCTGTTTCGATGTGATCCTGATCATGCAGTACTCCTCTCTATCGGGATGGGTGGGGCACGGTCACCCGTGCCCCTGTCAGTTACGCCACGCTGCCGTCGCTGCCGTAGGCCAGCTGCCAGAAGCCGTAGCCGCCGGCCGCGCGGGCCTCGGCTCCGAACTTGAACTTCTTGCGGCTGAAGACATCGTCGGCCTGCGGATCGGTCTGCTGCACGAAGACGGGCTTCTTGCGTTCCTGGTAGATGAACGGCTTGACCGGCTTCGTGGTGTCCAGCAGGAACCAGGCGTTGTCATCGGTGAGACGGGTCTCGCAGACGACCTCGCAGCACCCCTTGTAGGGGTTGGGCTTGCCATCTTCCAGCCTGTCGTTGATGCACAGGACGTTGGCGATGTCCAGCAGGGCCGGCGGCACCAGCAGGACGTTCGGGGTGATGTTGAGCGGCCGCCCTTCGTTGTCTTTGAACTTCATCATGGCGATGCGGGCTGCGCCCAGGGAGGCGATGGCGCCCGCCTGGGTGGCTGCCGAGAGCTTCTTGGTCCCCTTGTTGGAAACGCTCTGCACTACGCCGTCCTTGTCGGTCACCGGATGATCGGTATCGATGAAGTACTGCCCGTCGTAGCACTTGTTGATGAAAGCGCCGTTTTCCAACTCAGCGACAATCTCATCAGGAAGCTGCTTGGCGGAGAAGCCGGCGCCCTGCGCCTGGGGTGCGTAGATGCCGAGTTCGTCATCCTCGATGTCGTTGCGGTCCACTTCGACCGTGGCTTCCCAGTCATCATTGGTGACCGTGTAGCTGAAAGCCTCCAGCGCCTTGGCCATCTTCTCCCCCACCCATTTGCGCATGCGGGGGAAGTTGGCGAGCCACTTGTAGTCGTTGGTCTTGCTGGTCGAAGGCACCAGCATGGCTACCTTCTGCCAGTTACTAGGTGCCGACTCGAAAGCCTTGTTGAAGAGCGTCTTCAGGTTGAGGAATACGTTCTGCAGCGCGGCTGCATTGACGATCATGCCAGCCATGCCAACAAAGGGCAGGCCTTCGTTTGCGCGCCCTGCGGTGATGACATCGGCGGCATAGGCCGGTGCCAGCAGCACGGCTAGGGCGAAGAGCCCGGCCAGGGTGAAAAAGGTACAGATCTTCTGCTTCATTTGTGCCCTCCTTAAAGGCGATGGTTGATGACGGTTACTGTACCCAGACGCCGTCGCTGTCGATGCCGACCACCTTGCCCGCTGCCGATTGGGTATTGCCGCCGGCATTGGACTTGGAGACCGTGTCGTCGTCCACGATGTAGCAGGTCTTGCCCAGTTCCGCCTGGGTCACCGCGTCCCCGGCGCTGTTCTTCCACTTGAACGCCTTGCCGCGACGAACCAGGATGGTTTTGTCTCCGTCCGCGCCGCCGGTGTTGTCGACGAACTCCTCGGAGCGGCCGAGGTAGGTGAGGGTGGTGGCGGTGGCCCCCTTGGTGCCGTAGCCGGTGGCATTCGCCGCCACGATGCCCCCTGCGAAGATCTTGGTGTTTGCCGCCACCGGGACGGAGATCAGCTCGCCGTCCTTATGCGGGGTGTTCCTGTCAGCCGTCAAAGCCATGTTGAAGCCTCCTGTAAACTAGAGTGAAGGGTGGATTAAGCGCCGCCGTACTTCTTGATGTCCTCGGCGGAGTTGCCGAACATCTCCGCAACCTTCAGTTGCTCAGCGTTGAGCGCGGTGCCGGGGTCTTTGGGCAATTTGCCGTCGAGGCCGCTGTCGGGCGCGACGACCGGTGCGGCGTTGACGAAGGCCTTGAAGCGATCCAGGCCGCCCTTCTCGCGGCAGGCCGCTACGTGGTAATCCTTGGTCGCCGGGGTGATCTTGCCGGCTGCCAGTGCCGCATCGATCTCGGTATTGATGGCGGTCTCCAGGCTGTCCTTTTTGATGCCAGCCAGCGTAGCCTCGGCGGTGGTGGCGCGGTTCAGCGCCGTGTCGTAGTCGGCCCTGGGGACAAACCTGTCCAGGGACGGGTTCTGCGCCTGGTTCAGGGCGGTGGCATGCTCAGTCTTCATCTGGGCGATGCGGTTCAGGGCTTCGAGGAAGGTGGCGGTCGCCGGGAGGCCGAGCGACGCCAACAGCTGCGACAGTTCCATGTTTAACTCCTTCTGGTGTTGGGCTCTGTTGAGCGCGTTGAGGTAGAGGTTCGGGGTATTGGTCAAGCCGCAGGAAACGATGCGGAAGATCCGGTTGGTCTCGATCTCGAAATGGAATACCGGGCTGATGTAGCGGTACTCCTTTGAAGCTATGGACGCTGCACCGTCGTTGGTCCATTCCACCCGTCCCCAGATGGCGCCGTCCCGGATCTCCATGGCCTTGATCCAGCCGGCGGCCGGAGACCTGTCACCGTTGGGGGCCTTCAGCTGGGTCGAGTGCTCCCAGTCAATGGGGAGATCTTTTCCATCGGCAGCGAAGGCCGCGAGGATCATCTCGGGCCGGTCGTTGATCCAGGTGCGGCCGTCCCGGCCGGTGATGACCTGGCCGGCGGGCAGAAGCTCGATCCACTCGGGCAGGTTGCCCCCGTCGACCGCCGCGATCTCGAAGTTGAGGGCCATGCAGTTGCCAGGCTGGGCCGAGCAGAGTGCCGTTGCTACCAGCGCCCCTACCCTTCTGTCGTCATCTACAACCAAAATTCTCATCGTCTCACCTCGCTGTGCGTTCGCACAGTACATGTGTCAGCGGCTGTTGTCGTTTGCGGTACCGCAAAAAAGACAGTGCCGGTTTTCGGAACCGCATTAAATCCATCTTTAAAAATCGCTACAGCCGGTTCCCCGCCCCCCGCCCCACCCCTACTACCCCCTAAACGGCTACAGGGCATTTTCGGCGCTCTCAGCGGGCAAAGGAATCCTCGATGATCTCCATGATGACCTGCCGGTCCTCATCCGAGAATCCGAGGAAGGGCCGGGCCGGTATTTTGGGGTCATAGCTTCTCACTTGTGCCCAAACAGGGAACCTCAGCTTCTTGCCGTATGCGGTTGTCACTGTACGTTTATGTTCGGGCATCTTGTCTCTTCCAAACTGATGCGTTGCTGCATAGGCTTTGGTGTTACCTACTCTCAGTCCGTTATTCCGGACTGAGTAGCTTACGTCATCTCTCAGGCCGGAACTTTCAGTTAGGATCTTTGTGTGCTTCTTCCTGTTCTTGGTCGACTCTTTTAAAGCCGCCCACTTCACCCCGGCCGGATCCACCTCTTTGGTGAACCGCTCCTGGGTGGACTCGACCAGGTACAGACCGATGTTCTTCAGGCAAGGGTGCAGGTTGCCAGCCCTCTGCTCCAGGCGCTGCAGCTCGCGCCGGATATCGCGGTCGTCGATCTTGGATATGACGGTGGCGGTGCCGGCCATTAGAGTCCCGCCTCCGCCCTGACCATCGCCTGCAGCTCTTTGGGCACCCCTGCTATCATCGTCTCCATGATCCGCTTGCGGTCCTCTTTCGGCGACCGGCCCGGCGTGTAGTCCCAGCCTGGGTCGATACCGTTCGGTATGGTCTTCACCTCCCCGGTCTTCTTGTTGAGCCACTCATAGGTGCCGTCGGCGGGCCGCTTGCTCATGACCAGGTCCCGGCGCTTCATATCGCGGTCGCTGAGCGCCACGATGCGGCATTTGCACCCCCAGCCGTTCGGCGTAAAGTGGCTTTCCCACCAGGGGTCCGTTGCGGGGAGGACGGTGCCGCTCCAGGCGAGGTGCGGCAGGCGCGGCCGGATGCTGTCGCCGTGCTGATAGAGCCAGTTGGGGCGGTAGGCCAGCACGTCCGGGTCGGTCATCTGCTGGAAGCGCCCGGCCTGGTAGGCTGTGCGGACGTTGGTGCTGTAGATCACCTCGGTACGCCAGCCGCGCGTGCCCTTGTAGCCCCAGCCGTGCTTGGCCACGATCTTGTCGAACTCCTTGCGGAAGGTCTCCAGGGTGGTCCCTTCGGAGATCGCCGCGTCGATGGCGGTCTGGAAGTCAGTCAGCAACTCGGCCTTTGTCGCGCCGGCAACCATGAAGCCGAAGTCGTGTTCGTTCTCCAGCAGATCGTTCCAGCGCTCGGTCGGGATCTTCACCTTTGAGCGGAAGAAGGTGATCGCCTCCTCGAACGGCAGGCTGCCGTATTCGGCACTACTCGCCATCGAGCACCTCGGACCGGCCGGCCAGGTTTGCGCAGGTGAAGGCGTTCATCATAACCGTCCCCAGGGCGGCGCTGTCCATCTTCGGGTAAAGCTCGAAGAGCTGGTCGCGGATCTCCTCCAGGGAGCCGCCGGTCATGAAGAGCTCGCGCACCTGGTCGATCATGGCGTCCATGGCGGCGGCCGCTTCCCGGGAAAGCCGGGCGGCGAAGACGTCGGCCGCGTCCGGCTGGTCTGCTTCCTGGTTCAGGGCGGTGGCGCAGTGCGGGCAGTTGTGCCCCTGGTGGTTCAGCGCCGCACCCTTCCCTGCCGGCGCCTGCGGTGCAGCTGCGGGTAAGCCGAGCAGGTCCTCGGGTTTCGCCTTCGGGTCGGGATCCGGGAGGTTCAGCTTGTCCCGCACCACACTCTGCTCTACCTTGAGGCCCAGCGGCACCAGCTCCTTCAGGGCATTGGTGAGCGCCGCGATGTCCTCGGGCTTCTTGATGTAGAGCTCAAGGGTCGGGTACACCTCCTGCGGCCCGAAGTTGAGATCGACGAAGGGGCGGATCAACTGCAGGTTGAGCGTCTCCTCCAGCTGCTCGGCATCGCTCTCGGTGATGTCGCCGCGCACTTCGTCATGCACCTTGGCCTGCGCCTGGCTGGAGCCGTCGTCTGAGGTCATGGTTTGCCCCAGCACGGCCTTGCTGGTTTGCCTGTCGTTCCACTCCGCCAGTCCCTGGAACAGCTTCTCGCCGCCGGTGGCCTGGGCCGCTTTCTCAAACTCGATCTTCATCGAGTCGGGCAGCACTGCGGCGGCGTCGCTCCCTATGTTGGCCACGGCCGTCTTCAGGATCCGGATATCTTCCGGGGTTGCACTGGTGCCGTACTTGCCGATGCGCAGCGGCATTCCGAAGATCTCAAGGAAAGCCAACCAGTCCTTGAACGTGTACATTTTTGCCATATAGGACCAGGCGACGAGCCGGGCCAGGCCGCCACGGATCGGTATGCCGCTCTTGATCTTGGGCAAGTGAACGATGAACTTGTAGGGTGGTAGCTCTACGCCATCGACCATGTCGGCTTCGTCCAGCAGGCGCACCTGCGTCCGGCTCACCCGGTCGAACACGAAGAACCGCGGATCGCGCCACTTGTAGGCGCGCGGGAACCACCGCTTGCCGGTCATGTCCCACTCGATCTCGACGACGGAGTAGCCTTTGCCCAAGGCGTCCAGCAGGTCTTCGAGCAGCGCCTTGAAGCCGGCGCGCTTCACCAGCTCGCGCACGGCGTCGGCTATCTCCACATCTTTGGGAGTGTTGCTGGCAGCCTCGATCTGGGTCGGTAACTTCTTGACGGCCCGCTTCCTGGTGGAGAGCACACTGGCGTAGTGCGGTTCCTTCTCTTCCATCTCCTCGGCCAGGGTGAGGTAGTCATGGGCGTCGCCGTCGACGGCTCGCTGCAGCAGGCTCGCCATGCGCTCGGGTGTCACCCCGGACGCCACGGTATTGGTGAACAGGGTACGGACGCCGGTGAGGCTCGGTGCGGCCACCTCTTTGGTGAGGTCCTCTTTTTTCACAAGCCTTTTAAAGGCGTCATAAAGGTGGCTTAGGAAAGCCATTACCATGCTCCTTTAGTGCGGCCGAAGCCGGCGGTCAGCTTGAGCGGCCGGGGTAGATCCTTGATGGTGTCGGCGGTGATCCGGTGGCAGGCATAGGTCACGTCTCCACCCGTCGCCGCGTTGAT